CCTCTTGAGCATTGTCATAAGCAATAGCAGAACCCTCGTTTTTGACGGGGGCAGCACTAAAGCCAGCCAACTTGGTTTCTTCTTCAAAGGAACGCTCAGAAGACTCGGTTTCATAAATTTCTTTATGTTCCTCGCCATACCGTTCGTATTCCATACCGAACAAAGCGTTCAGACCGGGAAGGAGTTCCTTCAGTAGTTGTGCACGCGAAATAGCCATTTTGTGTTACTCCTTATGCAACAGCAGTACCAGCATAGTATTTGTGCAAACCAAAATTGATTTTCACGAGTACTTCTGGATATTGGTTAAAGACAAGTGTTGAGGCCGAAGCAAACGCTACCAGAGGCGCTGCATTGAGCACAACCGTTGTAGAGTTTGTTACAGACGCAACATACGAACCGCTGGCAATGTATTGACCATTTGCTGCAATGGAGCCAACGTCAGAGCCAACCACTGGCGTAAACGTAAGAGCCGAAGCAAGCGTAACAGTAGCAGTAGAGATGCTTGAATAAACACCCGTACCTTGTGCCACCATAGAGTCAGGAACCAACCCAATAACACGAATTGGCAAAGCCGCAGTCAGTGCTAGAGAAGTATCTGCCAAAACAGCGTTAGCTGAATTACCTGTCGTGGTGCTGCCCGTGTTGTTAACTGCTGCTAGGTTTTGACCAATCATAGCGCGAGCGCCAGAAGTCACCACTGTAGTACCAGAAACCATCACAGCTTGAAACACTGTATCAGGGTCATCACAAACAATAGCCACTGCATCACCAGCAAGCGTAGACGCAGGCCAGTATTGCGAGAAGGTTTTTTGTTTAGTCAATGGGTTGGTGTACGAACATCCGAGGAAAACCCCCATCAATGTACCAACAACACCTGTTGTAACGCTTATGCGTTCCAAATTCCCACGTACCAATGTTACAAAGTCACCATAAAAGATGTTTGTAGCATAGCCGTAGGTGATAGGTAGCTCACGGGTTGACCCCGCAAATACCTGACCGCCAATCAAGTTGACTGGTCGTAGCCCGTAAGGGGCGTTAACCACTGGATAAGCCATTTAAGACTCCTAAAAAATTAAATTACCGTTTACCGAAAGTGACCTTTGTTGACCGCTCTTTAAAAAGCGGCATACGGGGGTCGTTCTCGCGCATGTAAGTGTTATCTACTGAGGCCATTTGATTGTCCGCTTGTTTGCGGTAGTAATCATCACGTTGCTCAACAAACTCCACAGGTGTTTTGCATAACATCAAACCACCTACAATGATGCTGTCTGAAAATTGACTAGAGTCTTTTCCATACACATGCACTTCAGGATGTTGTGATGCTTTTACAGGTTCCCAGCCTTCACGGAACTTTGAAGAAATATTCATCGGATCATCAACGTTTAACGTGCTTAACCTAATCCATCTAAATGCATAACCCGGTTCCGGAGTGGGGTCGGGTAGCAACTGAGGCGGCGACCAAGCAAGGGGACGCTCCAGCATAGGACGGCTATCAGCAGCGCGAGTTTCAGTCGCACGAGATTCGGTATCACGAGTTGTACGGAGTCCAGTCATGTTCATTTCCTCATTTCTTCAGCAACCTTACGGGCATAGAGTTCCAAAGGAACGCCTAACCTTTTGGCGATATTCACTTGAGTTTGCGACAGTACGACCTTTCGGGGAGCAGTACTGCGCGTGGCCGGTGCAACCACATTTTGTTTATTAGTGCGCTGAGTAGGAGCATCAGCGGTTCCCTCAGAGTCAAATTTCTCTGGAAACACTTGCCGCACACGGGAATTAACCCGTTCGTAATATTCATCCGAGTTTGGATTAACGCCAGATTTTACCAACTTGCTATGCAAGCCCAAGGCAAAACTTGTCATTTCATCATCAGACCCGAACCAATCATTATCTTTTTGCCATTCAACCGCCTTTTGATCGACGGGTATTTGTTGCGTTTGTACCACAGGATTTTCAGTTTGTAAAGGAGCAGGCCGGTAATTTTTTATCCGGTCCTCTTTCATCTTTACTGAAGTCATTTTTTCTTGGGCAGCAACTAAGGCATCCGCATCTCCAGATTCATAAGCGGCTTTGTATTCCCGCTTAACTTCATCCAGTTCTTTTTCGGTGGCATTTTTTGCTTGCTCAATTAAAACTTGGTGGCCTTCATGCAAAGAACCTTTGAGCTTTCGGTTCTCTTCTGCAATAGATTGAGCTACCCGAATAGCCTCTTCTCGCTCACGCAAGGCTGATTCTTTGGCTCGTCGTTCCTCGTGATAACCCTTGGTAAAGTGCTTGATTCGTTTCTTGGCGCTATCTGAATACGCCTCAAGTTCCTCATCGGTAGGGTCTACCGGGGCTTCTGCCATTGGTTTACGGTTGCGGTCTGCCTCTGGAGTGTCGTCGATTACCTCTATTTCAGGGGTTACAACTCGACCACCCTCGCGGGGGTTCTTGGCTGCTATTTCGTCTGGAAACTCAAATGTGGTTTTTTCAATTTCAGCCATGATTAAAACTTCCTTTGAATGCCGCGAGGGTCTTGAACTGTGGCTTCTACTGCTTCATCACTGATGATCCGCATTTCTTGGCCGTGGATTTTGATTCGGGTTCCAGTATTAGGTCGTACCAGAACAAAATCACCAACCTTACATGAAGGACCATTTGGGAAGCGTTTGGCATCTTTATAGGCATCTGGCCCTATCTTGATGACAAATAGCACAGGTGACAAAAGCTCTTCATACATCTGTGTTTGGTTTGCTTTAATCAAACCGCTGTCGTACTTCTCTTCAATTTCAGGCAGTACACACAATAAGTGAAATGTGGACGGCTCCGGAACTTGTTTAGCTTTCTCTTCCGCACTGTCGGGTAGTACTGATACTGGCCCGGTAGGATCAAGAGTTTGCCCAATTAAAAGTTCAGTCATTTTCAGATTTCTCCAGTTTCTTTCGCAGGTCTGATAGTTCATTCTTTGCGAGGTTTAGACCGTGGATAACCCCGCAAATTCTTTGGTACTCACCAAAGTCCTTACAGTTACCGCGCACTAATGCGGCAACATAATGATCGTCATGCTCTTTGAGTTTCTTCTCAAATAGATCAAGCTCTGTCATTGTTCTTTCCTTGTTGTACTTTCATTTGTTCCCTGTGTTTTGCAATATCAACACCAATTTGGAACCCATCTTTTTTCTCTTGATAGGTTTGCTTACTTTGACTTTCTTTAATCTTGGAACCCAGTTTTAATCCCTCTATCTGGAAGTTACCTTCAATTTTGGCTTTCTCAAGGTTCAATTTATCTACATCTGTTGCTGCTTTAGCGGCCAATTGTTGTTGTTTAAACTGAAGCTCTTGCTGGCTAATTTGCAGTTTTTGCATTTCAATTTGCAATTCCTGCTGCTGCATTTGCATCATTGGGTCTTGTATCTGTTGTTGCGCTTGTTGTTGTGCAACTTGACGCTGGTTTAAACCAAGAACCTGTTTTGCAGCTTGTGCAACCAGTTTAGAAAGACCCACTTCAATATCTTCTGGAAGATCTTTATCCGGTGGTGGCAAAGCTGCCCCTAACTGTTCTTCAATTTGAACTCGGTAAGAGAATGCCAAATGTTCAGCTACGTGGGCCGCTATAGCTGCCATCATTGCTGCCGATTGGGGAGTTTGACCAATTTGAGCCATCAATACAGGGTCTTGCATCATTGATGTATGTACAGCAATGTGTGCATCGTGGTCTTGTTTTAAGAATGCTTTGGTCGGTTTCCCGGTTAAGAAAGCCATATTCTCCGAAACTGGATCACGAGGTTTCATGTCATCTTCAATGGGTACAAGTTTCTCCGCGTTTTTAATACCCAAAACCTCTAACATCTGTCGATGTAAAACTGGCAAGTTATATATTTGTGGTGCGCCTTGAGCTAACTGAAGTGCAGCTTGATACTGCATGATCCGTTGAGCCATTGTTGCGCTGTTAGGATCACTGACAGGAATAACCTCAACCAAGCTGTAATCACTTTGTTTGGCTCTGCGGTCACCCTTTGCCGGGTCGTAATCATAATCAAGAGGGGCATTATCTCCAATAATCTCAGCAAGAAGTTTAAACTCTTGCTTCATTGAAGAATGAACCCGTGCCTGAACAGCACTCATTGTTTTTAAAGTGCGCTCTAACAGTGCCAGAGTAGTACCCACGGGCGCGTTAGCGCTCATGTCACTGATCTTCATATCAGAGATAGCGCCTAACCTACGGGCTTCGTCAGTAATTTGATTTAGCAATGCTAATAGAGTTTGACTTGGTTCCTTATATGGGAGCGTCATTATGTTGTCGCGTACTGTTCCAGACGCAACGTCTACATCCCTAAACTCACCCGGCGCAATGGGGGTATCGTCGCCCTTAATCCGTAGACCTTTGGTTTTTAAACCACCGGGAAGGTTGGACAGAGTTCCGGAGTCAACCAATTGACGAATGATTGACGTTCCTGCCCTAGCGTATCCACCAATAAGGTTAATTAAGCCAAAACCATAAGGGCCGAAGCCGGGGATATACGTGTACTGGACAAAATGCTGACGTTTAATCTTAAACTCATCGTCTTCATTCCAGTTACGACGGATAGCTAGGACTTCACCTGTGCCGCGCTCAATAGTTACTACATAAGGTAGAGCGATTCCGTCTTCATCTTCATACCCCGGCATGTCCCAATCAACGTGTATCTCAAGAAGTTGGAACCTATCATCATCGGTAACGCTATAGCCTTGCTCTTCTGCCTTTTTCTTCTCTACGTCAGTGGAAATGTGTACTGGTTCACCCAAATCTACATCACGGTAGAACTTGGCAACCTGTAGTTTGCGTACTTCGTTCTCTGTTTTACGCATTACATGGGTAACGCGCTCTGAAACTTGGGCGCTGGAAGCGCCATAAGGGATGATGATCTCTTCTGCCGGGACAAAAATAGATGTTTGACGCCCAAGAGCGGGGTCTTTGTACACCTTTTTAAACGCAGCGCCAGCTAAACCAAGATTTAAGAGCATTTTTTCATGCTCCGGGCGGTACTCTGGCATCTTTTCCAGAATCTGGTAGTTCATATCCTCCTGAACCCGGATAGCTGCCTCTTCCTTCAGCTTATTAATGGCTCCAACAATCTGAGTTTTTACCGGGCCTTGAGCAGGGAACGTTTCCGTGATCATTTCTGCCTGAAAACGGATGGCAGCTTCAGTTAAAACTGTAGAGTAAACACCACAAGCACCCTGCCAAGGTTCTGTACGCTCGTCGTACTTCATTCCTAGTACTTCTAAGCCCTTCACATAGGCTTCAACCCAGTCTTTTCTGGCTCCAATGTCAGCATCCACTAAACCAAGAAGGTCCGATGACAGGGTAGTCAGATCACTTTCATCCATTTCCTCGGCCAAGTTAGAACCAAACTCATCTTCCATATCTACATCTGGGATAAGGGTGATCTCTACACTGCCGTCGGACATGGTGACCATTTCTGGATCAACAATCTCAATCTCCAATGAATTCTCCCCTGTGTCAAACTCATCGGGAACAATGTTATCCACCCCCAAAGGGGCTGAGTAAAGCGATCTATCCATGTTGGTAGCCATAAGTATCCTTAGTAGTAAGCAACTCTGCGTTTGAACCCTTGCGGTTCATCAACCTCATCAGAGCTAATCTGTATAAAACCACCTTGCCTGAATCTCATCAATGCCTGACTACTAGAGTCAACCAAGTCATCATGGTCACCATTGGGAAATGAAGCAAGTTCATCCATTACCTCTTCTGCCCATCGGGTTTCAGGGCACCAGACAATTCCAGAAGCAAACAAGTCAGATATAGAGTTTACACGGCTTACCTTGTCATTGCCCTTACCGGGCGTGTATTCAGACATAGGTATCCCCATCTTTCTTAGCTCATAGATTAAAGGTGCTCCAGATGCCCTCTTCTCCACAATTAACGTGTCGGGGTTCCATTCTTTGTACATCTCTAAAGCTTTCTTCTTTAGCTCTGGGAACTCCATCCGTTCTTTGAAAGCATCCAAAAGAATGATATTGGTCTTTGGATCACCATGTTCATTGGGATAATTAAACACACCCCATGTTGTACAAGCAGAGAAGTCTGCCCTGTTGTTTTTCTCAAAGGCTGTATCCCATGACTGGATAACATAATCACAATCAGGTGGTTCTTTGGAACTCCACATCTTCCACTGATCCCTCTTAATAATTGCACCCTCATTAGAGGTGGGATTCTGTTGGTACTGAGCTTCCCATTTAGCTACAGGGAGTTCTGCCTTAAGAGCTTCCAGAGCTTCCTTAGACCAAAAGGCAGGCCATAACGGGGTTCCTGATGGAAGGATTGCTGGAAAATCAATCACCTCCCATTGATCTACCCCGTCCTTTGCAGTGTTCTTAAGAATCTGCCCTGTTAAATCTCTCTTAGCCCAGCGAGTCATAACAATAATGATCGCCCCGCCGGGCTGTAAACGCTGTCTAGGCCCAGAGGTGTACCACTCATACACACTGTCAAATATCGCTGGATTGTTCTGTTTAGCCTCTTGTTCCGAATGAGGATCATCAATGATCAAAAGATCAGCACCCTTACCAGTCACTGCTCCACCTACACCAATAGCAAAATAGTCTCCACCCTTGTTGGTGTTCCACCTACCAGCGGCTTTGGAGTCAGTGGAAAGCTTCGTATCAAAAATCTTTGCATACTGTTCAGAGCTAACAAGATTCCTAACCTTACGTCCAAATCCAGTAGACAGTTCTGCCGTGTGAGCAGACTGAATGATCTTCTTCTCTGGAAATTTACCCAAAAACCAAGAAGGAAGAAGCCAAGAAGCAAACTCTGACTTCGTATGCCTTGGAGGCATGTTAATGATCAGCCTCTTTAGAGTTCCTGCAGCCACTCTCTCAAAAGCATCTGCCATGATCTGGTGATGCTTCCCAGAAATAAAGATAGGCCACATCTGGTTCACAAAGAACAAGAAAGAATCCCTGCACCTCTCCACCCTATCCATCTCCAACAAAGCAGTGATCTTCTTTCTTTCAGCATCTGGAGCCTTATCCACCATGCTTAAATAATCAGCAAGCTCCTTCTTTGTCAGTAGAGTCATAAGCTAATGATTGCCTTCACTGATTGATCTACCAGCTTTACTGAATGGAACTTGTAAGCCCTTACCGTTAAAAATCCATCATCCTTTAAACGATGAACAATCCTGTGGATGTTTGATTTTGACTTCAACCCAAGGCTCTTAGCTATTACTTCATAGCTAGGCGATACACCATGCATCCTTGTGTAAACCTTAATAAACTCCAGCACTAATGTCCTCTTTTTGGTCATGTTTAAATTATACACGAACGTTCGTACTTGTCGTGTTTAAATTTTTATGTAGGGGGTGGGTGTTTTGATTTGGAAAGTGATGGGGGGTACTTCGTGGAAAATCGTTTGAGTGGAAAATCGTTTGAGTGGATTAGAGCGTAATGCGCGAGGGGGCTGTCATGCGCCTACAAGGGTCTCCCCCCGGTGGGTGGGGTCACCGCTAGGCCGTTTAAACCCCCCGTTTACACCTTCCCATTGATGAGCTTCAGGTGCCCAGCAAGCTCACGCTTCAACTGTGCTGCTGATGGTGCTGGAGATGCATCGATGACCTGCTCTCTGAAGAGACCTGCTGATCGTGCCATCATCTCTAAAGCTTTGAGTCGAGAGCCTTCTTGCTTGGCAGTCTTGCTCATTGCCAATAGCTGCCTCATGACATACCGCTTGGTGGCCGCTGCATCATCTGCCAACAACTCCACTGTTTCGGACCATGCCTCCTCCAACATCTGGGAGATGACTGGATGTTTCATTAGCTTGGCTGCTGCCGCTGAGACTGAATGGTCTGCTGATCTGTCGTCTGGATACGCTGACCTGTACGCTGATCTCTGACTCTGTCCCTCTACGATGGCTCTTACAAATGCAAGCTGTTTGCTAGTTAATGGTCTCTGCCTGATTGATCTCACTCTTGGTGCATCTGCATCCACTGCAAGCCGTTCCGCTTCGCTGTATTCCGGGCCGTCACCGTCATCGTCGCCGTCTTGCGGTGTCGCCATAGGGTTGATGTCGTCGATCTCATCGATGGCAGTCTGCAAGTCCCTCATATATTCACTGCGACTTATCTTCTCTTGCGTCATGGTCTGGTCCTAAGTTAGTGAGTGCTTACTTACTGTAGGTTTAAACAGTACTGTTCTCATGGCCTGATTGTACACAAGCTATCCACAGGCTGTTGATAACTTTCCGAGTTATCCACAGGAAGTTATCCACAGGTTTAGTTATCCACACCTCAAATCAAAGTTATCCCCACAAAAAGTGGTCAAAAAGGCCATAGTTATCCACAAAATCAGGGTAAACCCTATGGCACCGGGAAGGCACCTAATCGGGCCGTGGCTGCACTGAAAGTATTTTTGGCTACCCAACCCTAGGTTAACCCCTGATCGTTCAACCTGAGCCGTTCTGAGCGTTTTCACCATTTTGGTGCATGACCTGTTTTTGACCACTTGGCACGGTCCATGCTACGCGCACGTAGGCGCATCGCGTATCTCTGCTAGTCATCCATCAGCTAATACCCTTCAATTTTAGTCAAGTAAATAGTGCTCTGTTTACAGGCCCACTATTGATAGTGTGCTAGTATTCGGTTACTGCGCTCTTGCAGTGACCGGAGATAAGACTATGAATCGTGAAGACTGGTTGACTACCGCCGCTCTTGAAGCGGCACCTCTGCTAGAGATGGCAGGGCATCCACTCCCGAGGGTCCGCATCACTTGCGGGTTTCCCTCAACCTTCCGCCGCTCCGGCGCACTCGGTGAGTGCTGGTCCGACAAGGCCAGTGGCGACGGCACCTATGAGGTGCTGATCTCTCCAACGGTGGCCGACTCGGCCCACGTCTTTGCCGTCCTGCTGGCGCAGTTGTGCCTTGCCAGCAAGGCTGACCCTCTTGGTTTGGGTCTTGATGCATCGGGGGCGCTCTCTGACGGGCGTTGGCTGGACCTGATCGCGGAATTGGGTGCATACCCTCACGCCGCCATCACCGTCGGTGAGCGGCCAGTGCAGACCACTCGCATGTTGAAGGCGGTCTGCCCGTCGTGCAAGTATCACGTTCGCCTGACCAGCAAGTGGGCACGGGTTGGTATGCCTATCTGCCCGGTGCATGAGGTGCCAATGGTGCTGGAGGCCAGTGTATGAGCGCCCGTCTTGCTGGCCTGATGGCCCTCCCAACATCCATGCTGATCGAGGCCGTCAAGGCCGCTGGCATGGCCCCACAAGGCACCAAGGTCACCGACGCCAAGGCGCTGGATAATTTTGGATGGGACGCCGATAGGGTCCGCGCTGCCTGCTCTGGCGGGGCTGCTGCTGGAGCGGCATCTGCCGCTGCTGATCATGCCCAACGTCAAGCGGCTGCTGCTGCCACTGACGCCACTCTGGCGAAGGATTGGGCCGAGAACGCACTGCGCGAGACCACTAAACTGTCGGACCACATCAGCCGTCTTGCGTCGGACCTGACGTCCGCAATTGGCGCTGCTGGCGCAGTGGCATCTCGCGCTGAGACCGCTGCACTGGCGGCTCAACGTAGACCAGCGGTGGACCCTGCTGATGTTGCGGCGGCGGTGGCCGTGGCGGTGGCTGCTGCCGTCAGGCCCATCAATGTTGCACTGGCCGGGGCGACTGACTCGGTCAAGGCGGAGGTGATGGCTGTGGTTGCCGCTCCCGTTGGCACCGAGACCTGCCAGTATGCGTTTGATGTACCCGTGACAGACCGTCACGGCTTGCCCCTCACCATCGATCTCTGGGGTCATCCGGACTCTGGTCCGGTGGACCCCCACTACATTTGGACCGAGACCCTGATCAGGCATCTGGTGCTGGCGCAGCGCACTGGCGAGAACATCTGGCTTGGCGGTCCGAAAGGGACCGGGAAAAGCGAAGCCGCGAAGCAATGGGCTGCGAAGACTGACCGGATGTTTACACGCATCAACTTCACCAAGCATACGTCGCCAGAAGATTTTGTCGGTGCTGTCGGTCTAGTCAACGGTGCGACTCAGTTTGTACCGGGAGACTTTTTACGTGCCTTTGTGACCCCCGGCGCGGTGATTCTGCTGGATGAGATATCCAACGCTGACCCGGCTAATCTGGCGGTCCTGAATGCTCTGCTTGAACCCAATAGCCACGTCAATATTGGCGGTCAGGTCTGGTCCCGTGCTGCTGGTGTGATGATCATGGGGGCCGACAATACCCTCGGGAATGGTGATGACTCTGGCAGGTACGCTGGCACTCGGTCGATGAACTCTTCCCTGCTGGACCGTTTTGCCCGGGTCTTGCCGTTTACATATTTGCCCGAGGCGACAGAGACTCAGGCACTGGTGCGACATACAGGCTGCACTGAGCGGCTGGCGCGGCACGTCGTCAAGGCCATTAATCTGGCCCGTGCAAAGGTCGATACGGGCGACATAGTGGATGCCCCCTCACTGCGCCAACTTGTGGCTTTCATTCGGGCGCTGGACCTGCTGTCGGTGGATGATGCATGGGCTACCACTATTGCAGCCAAGCAACCGCCCGAGTCTGCTTTGGCACTGGAGGCTATTCGCATGGCCGCAATTGACATCACACTGATTGAAGGGGAACTGTAATGCGTGGCTACGAACTACATGAGGCCGTCGAGGCGGCCTGCCATAAGGTCTGCTCTGCTCTGGGTCTGCGCCCGGTGACTGTCGAGTGGTCACCTTATGTACCGACTGCTGCCATCAGCCAGTCTGGCCGCATTTTGCTCAAAGATGTGGCGTCCGACGCCATCGTCCATAAGACGATGCTGGAGCGGTACGTTGGGTTTGTGGTCCACGAACTGCTGCACCGCCGCTATACCGACTTCTCTGCCCGTGATACCCGCTCCTACGTTGACAGTCTGCACAATTCAGTCGAGGACATTTGGATTGAGCGGCAGGGCATAAAGGCGGGTCTGACTGGCAACATTACCGGGCTGCTGACGGTGCTGATCAATGGCATGGTTGGCGAGGCACTGGCCGCAAATATTGATTGGGCAGACCCCCAACAATATCCCTTTGCTCTGGCCGTGCATGGCCGTCGGTATGCGCGGCGCGTCCCGCTGGCAAAGGGTCTTGGCCCCATTTTTGATGAGGCCAGCAAGCGCATCGACGGCTGTTTAAACAGTCACGACACCTTGGCCGCCGCGATCTGGG